GAGCAGCCGTGTTTTCGTGGCGAGTTAGGTCGTCTGTAACTGCTCTCAAGCACCGAAAAGATGTATAAAATAAGGGCGTAATACCCTCACCGTGCGTTTAACGCGCGAACCACGATGCGGCACTATCCGCTGACTGGCACCAGGCTCACAGGCCGAATCCCTACATTGTAGTGCCCACTGGGTTTCTCGTGATATTTCGTACACTGCGCGGCGACGAGTCGCGTGCTACCAGGGCTTAGGTTAACAGCCTCTGTCACTGGGAGTTAGAGACGAGAAATGGCACTACAGTGTGTAATATTTTCCGGAAGACTTAGGGATGGAGGTACCGGATAAAAATACCCTCACAGGCATGGCGCCGGGAAAGACCGGGGCGGGTCGCCTAATGACCTACAGTTGGTAAGACAACCGCGTGGTACGCACCCCCCAAATAGCTTTTGCGAACATGACAGCACACCAATTAAGATCGAACGAAATTGTTAGCGGCCAAGAGACCGTTATCATGCGTAAACGCGTGCTGAGGAGAATGAGGTACATGTTGCAGCAGTTGCAGACAGAACAGTTGGTGATTCAGGCTCTAACAGAGATGTTCGCCAATCACGGGCATGAGCAATTCATCATTGATGGTGGTGAAGCGAATCCCGGACCTCTCCACGAGCTTCGACTTGAAGCCACAATTCGGAATGCGTACAGGCGCAGTACAAAGAATTGGGTCCAGTGGTGTGAGGAAGATCTGATCTACAACGCGGTTCGTAAGAATCGGGAAAAGGAACGGAAAGCAATGAGGGATGGGAAGAAGGCATTTGTCGTTTCCGGAGGAGAGGAGAACCCGGGACCGGCACCAGGAGCTAAGTATGAACCAGAGGATTGCCCATACAATTGTGGGGCGGTCCCGAAGGCGAAGATTGTTGGAAAGGACGGGATGTGCAAGTGTCCAGAATGCTTGTGCGATCTGTCGGGCGCGGACGGTAAGTACGCGTTTTTTGCCATCAAGAGGCAGCATTTTATTGACCATCCTGTCGTGGGTCAAACTTCTGCCAAGTTACCTGAGACCACAGGCATCTCTGTGAATTCTCGCCCTGTTGAGGGGGGATCCAGAACTGATGCGGTGGAAGACGATTGTTTCCATGAGAAGGAGACGGTCGCCACAATGCCCTACGAGGAGGTTGAGGTTGCCAAGGAGAGCAAGTTGGAAGCGTTGCGCGCATCTTTACGCGAATTGGTTCCCGACTCTCAGCAGTCGCCTATTCCTCCTGAGCCGCAAGAATCACGATCTGCTCCACCTGGGTCGCAACCGGTAGAGCCGCCGAAAGAAGAAACTGACAAAGAGAGGAGTGCACGTATACAACGCATCCCATTGGATGGTTACCGTTTGAGCGGTGTGCGTAACGGAGCCACGCCAGATGTCTTTCAGTTCGCCAAGTCGCAAGGTTTCTCCAATGTCAAGCAGTGTTTTAAGCTGCTTTCCGTTGAAGATGATAAGCGGCTTGTCACTCATCGCGCGGTTCAAATGACATTGCAGGATGTTGTATTGGGCCAAATCGTGATGAGGAAGTCGCCTTGTGGCTTCTTCCTCAAATTTATTTTTCTAGTCACAGCCTCCAGCTTTATGGTCTACACGACTACAGCGGGTATTAACCAAGCTAAAGGTGTGTGCCTCAATAATGCTATCCGTTCGCAAGGAGAGTATTATTTTGAGCCTCAATTCTTCACTCCCTGGCAACGTTTGTCGGGTTACCAATTTAACTTTCGTTCGCTGATAGACTGGAACAAGCCCATCGTTGTAGACCCCCGTGACGGCAAGTTTGAAGAATTTGCCCAGGGTTCTTGGAAAGCGTTTCCCAGTTTTCTTTATCATTCTATACCGCGCTGGAATCCATTGAAGGACCAGACGGTATGTCGGAATTTGATAGCGTACTCTTTATTATACCAATTGGCGTTTGCAGCTCCCACCGTGTTGCTTATGATCGCCACAGTTCACTGTGTTAAGATGCGGGACTTCAATGAGCGTAAGCTATTGTATTGTCCCCACATGGTCACGGCGGTCTTGGAAGAGGTTAGAAAGAATGACACCATTGAGATTGTAGACGCAAAAGTGAGGCCTTGTTTATTGAGGTTAGCCACAGTTGCAATACCCGATGTTTTAAATTATGATGTCATTGTTGGTTGTGAGGAGATGATTAAATTCATCGTTCGTCAGGATTCTTTTTTCGGTCCCGCGGGCGCACTTCCCGAGTGTCTGCCCGACGCACCGAAAAGCGTCCTGTGAAGTACGCTGTTGGCGCTAGGATATCCGAGCTCGCCGCTGATCTACGGCCTGTCAAACTCGATGTCCTAGGGAGTCGCGAGAGTATCCCTCTCGATCACGACTTAACCACTGCGCCTTTCGAGGAGATCAAGCAGCTTACGTCTACGAACATTTCTCGAGAGCGGAGAAGGATGTTTGCGGAGCTGCCGTATTGTTCTGTCCCGGGTTTCTACCCCATCTGTCTAGACTCTAACGACGCTGCCACTGTGGAGGCAGGTTTCCTTAAAAGGCTATTACGCGTCACCCCTAAGTGTGACGACGCCTTACTTCAGGAGTTTACGGCATTTGTAGACGAGTTTCTACGCACTAATCTCACTCCACTTTCCAGGGTCATGTCATTCGATGAGTGGCTTGACTCCCTTTCTTTTAATGAGGCGAGAAAGGCAGAATTGCGGGATGCGTATGAAAAGTTGTTGGGTGGTCGACCCACAAAAAAACAGAGGCAGACAGTACAATCTTTTGTTAAAACTGAATCATATCCTGAGTATAAAAATTGCCGTATGATAAACTCTCGGTCCGATGCATTTAAAGCCTATTCCGGTAGGTTCTTTAAAACGATTGAGAATGAAGTTTATCACTTACCGGAGTTCATAAAACACACGCCTGTACCTGAGAGACCTGCCAAAATATTGGCGCTCAGACAGGCGAATCGTCGCTATTACCAGACTGATTTCACTGCATTTGAGAGTCACTTTAATAAGAAGTTCATGGAGGCTTGCGAGCTACGTCTTTATGCTTACATGCTGAAGAACTATCCTAAAGATGCATTGACGATCTGTAATACCATAGGCGGGGTCAACCGTATGAAAACGCGGACAGGTGTTCGCGCCAAGGTTGTAGCCCGTAGGATGTCTGGTGACATGTGCACTTCTTTGGGAAATGGATTTAGTAATTTGATGCTTGCGAAATTTCTGGCGGCTAGACAGGGCAAAACATTGACAGGATTCGTCGAAGGCGATGACGGTCTCTTTGCCACTGACGCTGTGTTGGACGAGGAGCTGTATGCCAAACTCGGTTTCACGATTAAGATTCAATCTGTACGTGATCCTTGCGAAGCGAGCTTCTGTGGAATGATCTTTGCCGATTCTGGTGAGATCATTAAGGACCCAAAAAAGTTCTTGGCCACCTTTGGGTGGACTTCCTCATTCGTTTCAGCAGGCGTGCAACTGAAGACGCAGCTGCTCCGTGCTAAGGCGCTGAGTGCAATTTATGAGGCACCGCAGTGTCCATTGCTCGGGGCAATGGCCAGATTTGCATTGAAAAAGACTCGTGGTGTTACCGCCAGGTTTGTCCAGGACGGGTACCACTATGTCCCAAAAGATGAGGCCGGGCTCGTGGGAAACTTGAAAACCTTCGAGCCGGCTTACGACACTCGTTTGCTCTTTGAGCGTCAATACGGGGTGTCGGTCGCTACTCAGTTATTAATTGAGGAGCGATTCTCTTGCGGCAACTTTGAGGTGCGGGACCTCATTCAATTGTCGCCAGATCAAGTCCACTTTGGCGAGAGATACATCGAGCTGGGTGGCTAAACACAACCGGGG